TGTGACTACGAAACTAATGCTGAACCAATCTATAACAAAAGTTTCAAGCCAACTATTCTTTCAGTATCTTGGATGCCAGGGTTTGGTGCTTCTATTCCTTTAGACCATTTCCAAACAAAAGAATATACTTCACCGGGATGGGACTGGAAGAAGATGTTAAGGAAATTTGGGGAAGAGATTATTGAGAATTATGATATTGTAAAGGTTGCATGGAACTGGAAGTTTGATGACCAGATTAATCAAAAGTATCATATCTATTATAGAGGTACATGCTTAGATGGTATGCTTGCAAAATATGTTCTCAACGAAGAAAAACCACATGGGTTAAAGGATATGGTTAGAAGGTATCTACCCGAATATGGTGATTATGAAAAGCAAGATAAATTTGATAAGATACCTTGGGATAAAAAAGAATTAGACCCATTATGCAAATATGGTTGTCAAGATACAGACTTTACATTACAATTAATGATATTCTTCGAGAAGAAGTTAATTGACTTGAAGATGTATTCGGTATTTCGTAATTTATTTATGTGTAATTCCCGGGTATTAACTTCGGTAGAGAAAGAGGGATTATACCTTGATACGGAATTTAATCAGAAATTGCTTGAGGAATATAAACCAAAGATAGATGCTGCTAGACAAGCAATCTATGATTTACCAAGGGTAAAGAAGTTTACCAAAAAATATAATCAAGGTAAAATAGAAAAATATATTGAATCTATTGAGGCTGAACTTGAAGAGTTAGATTATAATGACCCAAAAGACAAACGTAAGATTGATTCAAGGGAACAAAAAATATCAAATATTCGTGCAGGTATATTCACTACCAAGAAAGAGCAAGAACTTATAAGACCTATTAATCTTGGTAGCCCAGTTGATTTACCACAACTTATGTATTCAGATTCTGGTTTTAAATTCCCAGTAATTAAAAATAATGAATCTGGTAAGCCAAGTACAGATGAAGATACATTAGTTGAATTAAGGTTAACCGTAAAAGACCCAGAATCCCCAAAAGCAATATTCCTTGATAAGCTACTTGAATTAAGAGGTTTACAGAAAATGTATACTACTTATATTGAGGGTTGGCATGAAAAAGTCCAAGATGATTCTCGATTACACGGTAGATATAATATACATGGTACTGATTCTAATAGATTCAGTTCTGCTGACCCAAATATGCAGCAAATACCCAAGACATCGGTAGACCCAAATATTAAGAAACAATTAGTTGCTCCTCCGGGTTATTTATATATGGCATTCGACTATTCTCAGGCAGAGTTAAGAATGATGGCCCATCTATCAGGTGATGAAACTTATCTGGAAGCTTTTGCTAAGGGAGTAGACCCTCACCTTGGTATAGCAGCAGCAAAATATGGGGTTCCAATTGAGGAAGCAAGTAAAATATACGAAGACGAAAGTCATCCTGACCATAAGCTTTGGAAGGTAAGGAGAAAGCAAGCTAAACAGATTGCATTTGGACTTATTTATGGGATTGGAGATGCTTTGCTAGCAGTAAAATTATCAGACCCAAAAGCTGGTATTATAGTTACCAAGGAGGAAGCTCGTAAAGAGATGGATGAGTTCTTTAAGAAACATCCTAAAATACTTAAATTTAAAGAGAAGCAAGAGAAATTCCTTCGTAAGCATGGATATTATACCCAATTATTTGGTACTAAACGAAGACTCCCACAAATATATTCAAATGATAAGCAAGAAGTTGCTTATGCAATTCGTTTAGGTCTTAACTTCCCTTGTCAAGGTGCTGCAGCAAATATGACCAACTTTGGAGCTATCCTTGTTTATTGGTTAATGAGGCAAGGTAAATTGCCAATGATGAAAGAAGCTTGTACAGTACATGATGCTGTATATATGTATTCTAAACCTCAAGATATTAACACCTGGACTGTATATACAATCTGGAATATCCTACGTAACCCAAGTACGAAAAGGTATTTCGGATTTCAAGTTGATGATGTAACTCTATCAATGGATTTTACAATAGGTAGGTCTATGGCAGAAGAATTACCGTTTATGCCAGGCTATGATTATACTAGAATGTTAAAACCAGACTTTTCAGTAGAAGAGTACATGGAAGAATATCATAAGTTTAAAACCCATAAGATTGGTAATTTTAGTGCAGCTTCCCCCGAGGTATTTATGGAACTATATAAAAAGGAAATCCATAAATATCAACGAGAATATGAAGAATCGAGAAAAGGGTAATATACCAGGATTTAGTAATTACTACATATCTCGTACTGGGAAGTTATATTCGAAATTTACTGGTAATTGGAGATTGGTAAAACCTGCTATGAAAGATAATGGTTATTTATCTAACTCTTTAGTAGGAGATGATGGTAAACGGAAGAATTTCTATAGACATAGGTTAGTGGCTTCCACTTATATACCTAACCCAAACCATTATCCTCAAGTATGCCATAAAGATAATGACCCTGAAAATAATAGAGTAAGTAATCTATATTGGGGAACTGCTAAGATGAACATGGGTCAATGTATAGAAGATAAAAGGTTCTATTTTGTTGGCAAAGAACGAGAACGTAAGGTAAATGTAGAATTATTAATTTCTAGGTACATAGAAGGTATACCAAGAAAGGATATACTAGAAGAATTTGGTATCTCAGTTGGTGTATTGTATAAAATATTACGGTATAATAACATAAAACTAAGAAAATGAAAAAGATTTTGAACGGACCCACTGTATGGCGAGCTAAGTGCCCATACTGTGATTGTGAATTTGAATATGATTATTCAGAAGTAGATTCACATACCTTTGCAGATTGTAAACTTGTAAAATGTCCTGGATGTAATAGGTATTTACATCATAAAGAAAATCCAAAATCACCTACAGAAGTGAAGAAAGAGGATACTATGACAACATAAATAATAAAATATTATAAACTATGGCAACTGAAGAACAAATAATGAATACAAATAGGCTATCATCTTTAACCTATATGATATCTGCCTGCTTAGAGTTCTCTATTCAAAACCTCAATCGTCAATTAGACTTATGTAATTTGAGATTAGTCGGTAGAGATAAAATGGTATTCAACCGAGTTAGGTCTCAGATAGAGCAACTTCAATCGAATCTAAAGTTATTAGAGGATTTAGCCTTTGGAGTAATGAAGGATGAAGATGCAAGGTTAGCTTATGAAGATGCTACTCATATTTATTGGGCTCTGTTTATGACTCTAGTAGATAGAGGAGGAACAGATAACCTATGTGACTTAAGATTCAAGGCTTTAATTGATATAATTGGTAAGTATGAATCTATTCTTCACTTGCCTGGTTTAGATACTGTGTATCATTGTGCATTTGCTCAGGTATCTAAAGCAATTCAAGAAGGTAAATATTCAAAAGAAGATTTTAAGAATTTATTGAAAGTACATGAAAACGGAACTGAAGAAACTAAAGGTTAAATTCGAGGGCAATATCATAACCATAGATATTGCTAAGGAATTATCCATTAATGAAAATATCATTAATTCTCAGTTAAGGGAATCTCCCACTAGTTATTATATACTTTGCTCATTAAGAGATAAGTATATTAAAGAAAGGGATGCTCTAGCAAGAGAAAAGGATGAAGCTTATTCTGCTGCTTGGATATTTATTAAAGAATCCAATGAAAGGTTCAATAATGATTACGTTGCTCATAAGGCTAACATATCCCCAAAGTATAAGTCAATATATCAACGGTATTTGAAAGCAGTAGAAAAGGCTAACAAGTATATTTCAATATGTAGAGCATACGAGAGTCGAGAGAATATCTTGAGAACTATTAATGCCAACATGAGGAAGCAACAATAATAACTATAAGTAATTACTAACTTTTAAAAACGAATTAGAATATGAATTATTCATTAACTTTCATCTCTGCTATGGTAGCAGATCAGTTTGACAAACAATTACCTGGATGTCCAACTGAAAACAGGGTTCTTATCTTATCACCAAAAGAAGTAAACCAAACTCGTTCTGGGCTTATTATCCCGGAACAAGTAAAAGAGGGAGTTCCTCGTAAGGGAGTTATAGTTAAACTCGGGGAGATTACCGAAGAGTATAGAACTTACCGGGATTTGGTGCAAGTAGGTAGAATAGTTACCTATGGTTTGTATGCCGGTAAGGAACTGGAATTTGAAACAGACAAGCTTACCCCAGGCTTACAACAACTTTTGGAAAAGAACACTTTAACGGTGTTGAGTATGAATGAGATAATTTACTCAGAACCAAATAATAACGATTAATATGGCACTTGACAAAAAGAAAAAGAAGAAAGTTTCATCAGATGGACTTTCTACAAAGGAAAAGATGCTAGCTAGAAAGAAACAGTTAGAATCTAAGGGAAACGGCAATGGGTTGGTATTCCCTAAAGAAGGTACTTTACGAATGAGAATTAAATCTCCGGGTGATGACCAAGAATTGGGAATCGAAATTGTTCAGTTCTATCTTGGAGGTAATTTGGGGGGAGTAATATCTCCGGCTACTTTTGATGAACCATGTCCTTTCATGGAAAAATACCAGGAATTGAAAAACTCAAAGGATGAGGATGACAAGGAACTTGCAAAAACCCTTGTACCAAGAAGAAGATATGTTATCGGTGGTCCGGTATATGCAGATGAAAAGGGAACTAAATTCGATTACGAAGGTAAAGATAAGGGAGTTCTAGTTCCACGCTCTGTTTATCAAGATATTATCGACTTATACCTTGATGAGGATGAAGCTGGTGATATGACAGACCCAAGAAATGGGTATGATATCAAAATTATTCGTTCTGGTTCTGGTAAGCTTGATACAACTTATTCTGCTCGTGCTTGTAAACCAACTAAACTGGATAAGAAATATCAAGGTACTGTAGACCTTGAAGGTATAGTTCGTTCTCAAATCAAATCATATGATGAACTGGAAGAACTTCTTGCTAAGTTCTTGAATGAAGATCATGGAGGAGACGATGACGAGGATGACAAACCAAAGAAAAAGGCAAAAAAGAAAGGGATTCACAGAGACCATTATATGGAGGATGATGAACCCAAAAAGAAAAAGAAGAAACGTTACAAATCAGATATTTAAAGGTTAGTTAAACATATGGTTTCATTCGAAGGTGGTAATTAGATTCGTTCAGTTATCACCTTCTTTAGTCTAAATACATTACATTATGGCAAAGAAAACAAAAGTTGGTTTAAAGGTACCAACAAAAAATGAGATACTAAAGAAATATGGTAGTATCATGAGATTGGCTTCAGATACAGTGGAATCAAACTTATGGTTACCTTCTACTTTCTTTGCTCTCAACTATACATTTGGTGGTGGTATACCATTTGGTAAAGTACTCGAAGTAGCTGGAGAAGAATCTTCTGGTAAATCCCTTATTGCATATAATTTTGCATATACCTGTCAACAACTCGGTGGGCATGTTATATGGGTAGATGCTGAACAATCTTGGATGAACTCTTGGGCAGAAGCAAATGGGGTAGACCCAGAAAAAGTTACAGTATTAACCGATACCCGAATTGAATATATTTCTGACGCAGTAGCAGATTTAGCAATTTACTTACGTTCTCAATTAACTAATAATGAACCGATTCTCTTAGTGATAGATTCTATTGCTGCTATGGATTGTGCAGATAACATAGATTCTAAAATGGTAGAGGGTAAGGCTGAAATGGGAGGTAGAGCAAAAGCTCTTTACAAATACTTCCGTATCAGAAGTGAATTATTCTATAGATTAGGAGTTACACAGATTTACATTAACCAATTAAGAACTGCTTTAAATGTCGGATTTGGAAAAGATAATACAACTACTACAGGAGGTGCAGCACTCAAATTCTATGCTTCAATCAGAGCTGCTTTCTATTCAGGAAAATCTATCACAGTTAAGCAAAAAGGTAAAGAAAGAAAAGCTGGAAAGCTTGTCACAATTAGACTTATTAAAAATAAGGTTGCTCCTCCAAGACCTACAATCAGCAAATGTCCGGTTTACTTCAACCCTAAATTCCATGAAGTTGGATTTGATAGATGCTATGCCTTAGAAGATGTATTAGTAGAGAATGACATCATCGAAAAATCCTCAGGTGGAGTTTATAAGTTCAAAGGGAAGACTCTTGCAAGAGGGGAGGAAAAATTCCAAAAACTTCTTGAAGAAGATGATGAACTTCGTCGTAAATTACTTCGTAAAGCTGAAATAAATACTATTGGTGCTACTAGAAAGAAGATAGTAGCATTGACTACTAATTTATATCCAGTAGATGGAGTAGAATATGAATCATTTAACGAATCAGATGACGAGGAGGAAGACGATGAGTAAGAAAACACAATTTACAAGGTCCAAGAATAAGATAGGTAGTCTGTCTTGGACTTCTCCAATCTATACTCATGGAGAAGG